ATCTCTGTTGCCGGGATGCCTTCCAGTACAGGCCAGAAAGAGCCATCATCAAGCCCGAGATCGCGGCGTTCGGTTACCGTGGCATTTGAAGAGAAGTATGGCTCCCAGCTGGAGCTGATATTTCGTTTTATCGATCGCGCACTGGCGATTGGTGTGCTGGCCTGATTTTGTGGAGAAAGTTAATGCGTGATATTCAGATGGTTCTTGAACGTTGGGGAGCGTGGGCGGCTAATAATCATGAAGATGTGACCTGGTCGTCCATTGCCGCCGGTTTTAAGGGATTAATTCCTTCAAAAGTAAAATCTCGCCCGCAATGTTGTGACGATGACGCGATGATTATTTGCGGGTGCATGGCCCGTCTGAAAAAGAACAACAGCGATTTGCACGATTTATTAGTAGATTATTATGTAGTCGGTATGACATTCATGTCACTGGCAGGTAAGCATTGCTGCTCTGATGGTTATATCGGGAAAAGGTTACAGAAGGCTGAGGGCATAATTGAAGGGATGTTAATGGCATTAGATATCCGGTTAGAGATGGATATCGTTGTTAATAACTCTAATTAATATGCCAATTGTTTACTGAAAGTTATTAAAAATGGGGCGTTGCAACGCCCCCAAAAATAAAGGGTAATATATAACAGAAGGTTTATATAGTTAGAAGCAAGGTTGTGCTCCTAAAGGAAGTGGCTTGAGGGAGCCACTTATATGTTGGGGAGGCAACGCCTCCCGCAACATATCTTTTTCGTAATCAGATTAGAACTGGTAAACCAGACCTACAGCAACGATGTCATCAGTGCTTACACCGAGTGCTTTAGTGAAGTCATTTTTGTCAAGCAGGTTGATTTTGTAATCAACGAAAGTAGACATATTTTTGTTGAAGTAATAGGTTGCACCTACATCAACATATTTGACTAAGTCCTGATCGCCCCATACTCCAAGATCCTTACCTTTAGATTGCAGGTAAGCAACGGACGGACGCAGACCGAAATCGAACTGATATTGTGCAACAGCTTCGAAGTTTTGAGCTTTATTAGCAACGAAGTGATCAGCAAATACAGTCATATTCTGGGTTTCAGAATAGGTAGTGGCCAGGTAAATGTTGTTAGCGTCATATTTCAGACCTGCGGCCCAAACTTCTGCATTTTTACCGGAAGCAAATACTTCAGGAAGAACTTTCCCTGCATTAACTTGAGTGTCGGTACGATCAGATTTCGCATAAGTTGCACCGATACCGAATCCTTCGTATTCATAGGTAGCAGAGAAACCGAAGCCATCACCGTTACCTTCGGTGTAGTTATCGAAATCGCTACGATCGTTTTTGCCTTGGTACTGAGCAGCAAAGTTCAGACCATCAACCAGACCAAAGAAGTCGTTGTTACGATAGGTTGCAACACCAGTGGTGCGACCAGTCATGAACACATCTGTTTGGGTCCAGGTATCGCCACCGAATTCTGGCAGAACGTCAGTCCACGCACCGATGTCGTATGCTACACCGTAGTTACGGCCGTAATCGATTGAGCCGTAGTCACCGAATTTCAGGCCTGCAAATGCAAGACGGGTTTTGTCTTTGGAGGAACCTTGAGATTCAGCGCGGTTGCCTTTGAATTCATATTCCCACTGACCGAAACCAGTCAGCTGATCGTTGATTTGGGTTTCGCCTTTGAAGCCCAGACGAACATAAGTAGTATCACCATCATCTGCATCGTTAGAGGAAAAGTAGTGCTTGGCATTAACTTTCCCGTACAGATCCAGCTTGTTACTGTCTTTATTATAAATTTCAGCTGCCTGAGCAGACATCGCCATCAGTACTGATGCAGCTACAGCAGAAATTGCCACTGTTAATTTTTTCATCGTGAGCCCTTTTTTTTGAACTATTATTAAAAAATGATGTCACTGCGCGATAAATATTCATCTAATCAATGTGATTATTTCAAGATGTAAGTTTTAGTTTCTCATTTAATTTGTGAAGTAGATCTCTATTTTTATCTGAACTTTTTCTATCGAAACCTATTTATGGCTCTTATTTGAACAAAAATAAATCTATTAGCTAATTTATATTAATGGCTGTTATTTATGGTGGTTCTATAATTCGTCTGTTTAATTTAAACCGGCTAAAAATAACACTGGAAATTATTTATTGGTTATTTGTTGAGGTTTTCTTATGTATTTGTGGTGATGTTTTGAACACTCGGTAGCATTCTCATAAATATCATTCAGTGGTTTACGTACGTAAAAAATTGGTTATGCTGTTAAGAGTGGTTACTTCGTCACACAGCTTAAACCCGCCGTCGAGCTGGTTTTTCCATTTTTTGAGTCTCGATATTAGCTGATAACTCAATACCTGAGTTATTCACTGACTCGGAGTCAGTTACGTTTCTGCTTTTTTGCGATACGTTGTATTCCCTCAATTTACACCCGCTTTGTCTGCGAGGTGGGGTTATGAAATTCATGGATAAGTTAACAACTGGAGTCGCCTATGGCACCTCAGCAGGTAGTGCCGGTTACTGGTTTTTACAGCTGCTCGATAAAGTCACTCCCTCACAGTGGGCAGCAATAGGTGTGCTGGGTAGCCTGGTATTTGGCCTGCTGACGTACCTGACAAACCTTTATTTCAAGATTAAAGAAGATAAGCGCAAGGCTGCGAGAGGTGAATAATGCCTCCATCATTACGAAAAGCCGTTGCTGCTGCTATTGGTGGCGGAGCAATTGCTATAGCATCAGTGTTAATCACTGGCCCAAGTGGTAACGATGGTCTGGAAGGTGTCAGCTACATACCATACAAAGATATTGTTGGTGTATGGACTGTATGTCACGGACACACCGGAAAAGACATCATGCTCGGTAAAACGTATACCAAAGCAGAATGCAAAGCACTCTTGAATAAAGACCTTGCCACTGTCGCCAGACAAATTAACCCGTATATCAAAGTCGATATACCGGAAACAACGCGCGGCGCTCTTTACTCATTCGTTTACAATGTGGGTGCTGGCAATTTTAGAACATCGACGCTTCTTCGCAAAATAAACCAGGGCGATATCAAAGGCGCATGTGATCAGCTGCGTCGCTGGACATACGCTGGCGGTAAGCAATGGAAAGGCCTGATGACTCGTCGTGAGATTGAGCGTGAAGTCTGTTTGTGGGGGCAACAGTGAGCAGAGTAACCGCGATTATATCCGCTCTGATTATCTGCATCATCGTCAGCCTGTCATGGGCGGTCAATCATTACCGTGATAACGCAATCGCCTACAAAGCCCAGCGCGACAAAAATGCCAGAGAACTGAAGCTAGCGAACGCGGCAATTACTGACATGCAGATGCGTCAGCGTGATGTTGCTGCGCTCGATGCAAAATACACGAAGGAGTTAGCTGATGCGAAAGCTGAAAATGATGCTCTGCGTGATGATGTTGCCGCTGGTCGTCGTCGGTTGCACATCAAAGCAGTCTGTCAGTCAGTGCGTGAAGCCACCACGGCCTCCGGCGTGGATAATGCAGCCTCCCCCCGACTGGCAGACACCGCTGAACGGGATTATTTCACCCTCAGAGAGAGGCTGATCACTATGCAAAAACAACTGGAAGGAACCCAGAAGTATATTAATGAGCAGTGCAGATAGAGCTGACCATATCGATGGGCAACTCATGCAATTATTTTGAGCAATACACACGCGCTTCCAGCGGAGTATAAATGCCTAAAGTAATAAAACCGAGCAATCCATTTACGAATGTTTGCTGGGTTTCTGTTTTAACAACATTTTCTGCGCCGCCACAAATTTTGGCTGCATCGACAGTTTTCTTCTGCCCAATTCCAGAAACGAAGAAATGATGGGTGATGGTTTCCTTTGGTGCTACTGCTGTCTGTTTGTTTTGAACAGTAAACGTCTGTTGAGCACATCCTGTAATAAGCAGGGCCAGCGCAGTAGCGAGTAGCATTTTTTTCATGGTGTTATTCCCGATGCTTTTTGAAGTTCGCAGAATCGTATGTGTAGAAAATTAAACAAACCCTAAACAATGAGTTGAAATTTCATATTGTTAATATTTATTAATGTATGTCAGGTGCGATGAATCGTCATTGTATTCCCGGATTAACTATGTCCACAGCCCTGACGGGGAACTTCTCTGCGGGAGTGTCCGGGAATAATTAAAAACGATGCACACAGGGTTTAGCGCGTACACGTATTGCATTATGCCAACGCCCCGGTGCTGACACGGAAGAAACCGGACGTTATGATTTAGCGTGGAAAGATTTGTGTAGTGTTCTGAATGCTCTCAGTAAATAGTAATGAATTATCAAAGGTATAGTAATATCTTTTATGTTCGTGGATATTTGTAACCCATCGGAAAACTCCTGCTTTAGCAAGATTTTCCCTGTATTGCTGAAATGTGATTTCTCTTGATTTCAACCTATCAAAGGACGTTTCTATAAGATGCGTATTTCTTGAGAATTTAACATTTACAACCTTTTTAAGTCCTTTTATTAACACAGTGTTATCGTTTTCTAACACAATGTGAATATTATCTGTGGCTAGATAGTAAATATAATGTGAGACATTGTGACGTTTTAGTTCAGAATAAAACAATTCACAGTTTAAATCTTTTCGCACTTGATCGAATATTTCTTTAAAAATGGCAACCTGAGCCATTGGTAAAACCTTCCATGTGATACGAGGGCGCGTAGTTTGCATTATCGTTTTTATCGTTTCAATCTGGTCTGACCTCTTTGTGTTTTGTTGATGATTTATGTCAAATATTAGGAATGTTTTCAATTAATAGTATTGGTTGTGTAACAAAGTGCGGTCCTGCTGGCATTCTGGAGGGAAATACAACCGACAGATGTATGTAAGGCCAACGTGCTCAAATCTTCATACAGAAAGATTTGAAGTAATATTTTAACCGCTAGATGAAGAGCAAGCGCATGGAGCGACAAAATGAATAAAGAACAATCTGCTGATGATCCCTCCGTGGATCTGATTCGTGTAAAAAATATGCTTAATAGCACCATTTCTATGAGTTACCCTGATGTTGTAATTGCATGTATAGAACATAAGGTGTCTCTGGAAGCATTCAGGGCAATTGAGGCAGCGTTGGTGAAGCACGATAATAATATGAAGGATTATTCCCTGGTGGTTGACTGATCACCATAACTGCTAATCATTCAAACTACTTAACCTGTGACAGAGCCAACACGCAGTCTGTCACTGTCAGGAAAGTGGTAAAACTGCAACTCAATTACTGCAATGCCCTCGTAATTAAGTGAATTTACAATATCGTCCTGTTCGGAGGGAAGAACGCGGGATGTTCATTCTTCATCACTTTTAATTGATGTATATGCTCTCTTTTCTGACGTTAGCCTCCGACGGCAGGCTTCAATGACCCAGGCTGAGAAATTCCCGGACCCTTTTTGATCAAGAGCGATGTTAATTTGTTCAATCATTTGGTTAGGAAAGCGGATGTTGCGGGTTGTTGTTCTGCGGGTTCTGTTCTTCGTTGACATGAGGTTGCCCCGTATTCAGTGTCGCTGATTTGTATTGTCTGAAGTTGTTTTTACGTTAAGTTGATGCGGATCAATTAATACGATACCTGCGTCATAATTGATTATTTGACGTGGTTTGATGGCGTAGATGCACGTTGTGACATGTAGATGATAATTATTATCATTTTGCGGGTCCTTTCCGGCGATCCGACAGGTTACGGGGCGGCGACCTCGCGGGTTTTCGCTATTTATGAAAATTTTCCGGTTTAAGGCATTTCCGTTCTTCTTCGTCGTAACTTAATGTTTTTATTTAAAATACCCCCTGAAAAGAAAGGAAACGACAGGTGCTGAAAACGAGCTTTTGGGCCTCTGTCGTTTCCTTTCTCTGTTTTTGGCCGTGGAATGAACAATGGAAGTCAACAAAAAGCAGCTGGCTGACATTTTCGGTGCGAGTATCCGTACCATTCAGAACTGGCAGGAACAGGGAATGCCCGTTCTGCGAGGCGGTGGCAAGGGTAATGAGGTGCTTTATGACTCTGCCGCCGTTATAAGATGGTATGCCGAAAGGGATGCTGAAATTGAGAACGAAAAGCTGCGCCGGGAAGTTGAAGAACTGCGGCAGGCCAGCGAGACAGATCTCCAGCCAGGGACTATTGAGTACGAACGCCATCGACTTACGCGTGCGCAGGCCGACGCACAGGAGTTGAAAAATGCCAGAGACTCCGCTGAAGTGGTGGAAACCGCATTCTGTACTTTCGTGCTGTCGCGGATCGCAGGTGAAATTGCCAGTATTCTCGACGGGATCCCCCTGTCGGTGCAGCGGCGTTTTCCGGAACTGGAAAACCGACATGTTGATTTCCTGAAACGGGATATCATCAAAGCCATGAACAAAGCAGCCGCGCTGGATGAACTGATACCGGGGTTGCTGAGTGAATATATCGAACAGTCAGGTTAACAGGCTGCGGCATTTTGTCCGCGCCGGGCTTCGCTCACTGTTCAGGCCGGAGCCACAGACCGCCGTTGAATGGGCGGATGCTAATTACTATCTCCCGAAAGAATCCGCATACCAGGAAGGGCGCTGGGAAACACTGCCCTTTCAGCGGGCCATCATGAATGCGATGGGCAGCGACTACATCCGTGAGGTGAATGTGGTGAAGTCTGCCCGTGTCGGTTATTCCAAAATGCTGCTGGGTGTTTATGCCTACTTTATAGAGCATAAGCAGCGCAACACACTTATCTGGTTGCCGACGGATGGTGATGCCGAGAACTTTATGAAAACCCACGTTGAGCCGACCATCCGCGATATTCCGTCGCTGCTGGCGCTGGCTCCGTGGTATGGCAAAAAGCACCGGGATAACACGCTCACTATGAAGCGTTTTTCCAATGGTCGTGGCTTCTGGTGCCTGGGCGGTAAAGCGGCAAAAAACTACCGTGAAAAGTCGGTGGATGTGGCGGGTTATGATGAACTTGCTGCCTTTGATGAGGATATTGAACAGGAAGGCTCTCCGACGTTCCTTGGCGACAAACGTATTGAAGGCTCGGTCTGGCCAAAGTCCATCCGTGGCTCCACGCCCAAAGTGAGAGGCACCTGCCAGATTGAGCGTGCAGCCAGTGAATCCCCGCATTTTATGCGTTTTCATGTTGCCTGCCCGCACTGCGGGGAGGAGCAGTATCTTAAATTTGGCGACAAAGAGACGCCGTTTGGCCTCAAATGGACGCCGGATGACCCCTCCAGCGTGTTTTATCTCTGCGAGCATAATGCCTGCGTCATCCGCCAGCAGGAGCTGGACTTTACTGATGCCCGTTATATCTGCGAAAAGACCGGGATCTGGACCCGTGATGGCATTCTCTGGTTTTCGTCATCCGGTGTGACCGTGGAAACGGCCCGCCGCATTCTGGCAGCTGCACCACAGAGTGCACAGGCGCGCAGTGACACTGCGCTGGATCGTCTGATGCAGGGGGCACCGGCACCGCTGGCTGCAGGTAACCCGGCATCTGATGCCGTTAACGATTTGCTGAACACACCAGTGTAAGGGATGTTTATGACGAGCAAAGAAACCTTTACCCATTACCAGCCGCTGGGCAACAGTGACCCGGCACATACGGCAACCGCGCCCGGCGGATTGAGTGCGAAAGCGCCTACAATGACCCCGCTGATGCTGGACACCTCCACCCGTAAGCTGGTTGTGTGGGATGGCACCACCGACGGTGCTGCCGTTGGCATTCTGGCGGTTGCTGCTGACCAGACCAGCACCACGCTGACGTTCTACAAGTCCGGCACGTTCCGTTATGAGGATGTGCTCTGGCCGGAGGCTGCCAGCGACGAGACGAAAAAGCGGACCGCGTTTGCCGGAACGGCAATCAGCATCGTTTAACCTTACCCTTCATCACTAAAGGCCGCCTGTGCGGCTTTTTTTACGGGATTTTTTTATGTCGATGTACACAACCGCCCAGCTGCTGGCGGCAAATGAGAAGAAATTTAAGTTTGATCCGCTGTTTCTGCGTCTCTTTTTCCGTGAGAGCTATCCCTTCACCACGGAGAAAGTCTATCTCTCACAAATTCCGGGACTGGTAAACATGGCGCTGTACGTTTCGCCGATTGTTTCCGGTGAGGTTATCCGCTCCCGTGGCGGCTCCACCTCTGAATTTACACCGGGATATGTCAAGCCGAAGCATGAGGTGAATCCGCAGATGACCCTGCGTCGCCTGCCGGATGAAGATCCACAGAATCTGGCGGACCCGGCTTACCGCCGCCGTCGCATCATCCTGCAGAACATGCGAGACGAAGAGCTGGCCATTGCTCAGGTCGAAGAGATGCAGGCCGTTTCTGCCGTGCTTAAGGGCAAATATACCATGACCGGTGAAGCCTTCGATCCGGTTGAAGTGGATAGAGGTCTTTTTAGAAGAAGGTCTCTCCGTTACTGCACCTGCTTCTGATTATATTGTTGCTGAAACGACTTATAAATTTGGCGCAACTGATCCTTATTCTGAATCAGTTGCGGTAAATTTAATTTTAGATTTTAAACAAGGTAATGGATTTTATAGTTCGTATCCTGTTTTGAGTAAGTCAGACATTAGCGGGAATAAGATTTACGCTAATGATGAAGTTATTGTCCGTAGTCAGAACGCGTTAAGGATGATTGCAGGTGATTACGGTGTCATATGGCGAAATGATGGAGCAAATACTTACTTGCTCATGACTGATAAAGGCGACCAGTACGGTGGCTGGAACGGTCTTCGACCATTTGCAGTAAATAACGCAACAGGTGAAGTGACGATCAATACATCACTTAATTCTCCTAAGGGGATTAAGGGAAATTCTGATACAGCTACGAAACTTCAGACAGCAATAAAAATATCTGGTGTTTCGTTTGATGGTTCTACTGATATCACTTTAACCGCTGCGCATGTTGCTGCTTTTGCCAGAAGAGCAACGGATACGTATGCCGATGCGGATGGGGGCGTTCCCTGGAATGCCGAATCAGGCGCTTACAATGTCACTCGCTCTGGCGACAGCTATATTCTGGTTAACTTCTATACCGGAGTCGGAAGTTGCCGGACCTTGCAGATGAAGGCGCATTACAGAAATGGTGGTCTGTTCTACCGTTCTTCAAGAGACGGTTATGGTTTTGAGGATGACTGGGCAGAAGTTTATACCTCGAAAAATCTTCCACCAGAAAGCTACCCAGTCGGCGCACCAATCCCGTGGCCATCAGATACCGTTCCGTCTGGTTATGCCCTGATGCAGGGGCAGACTTTTGACAAATCTGCCTACCCGAAACTTGCAGTCGCTTATCCGTCAGGCGTGATCCCTGATATGCGTGGCTGGACGATTAAGGGCAAGCCCGCCAGTGGTCGTGCCGTATTGTCTCAGGAACAGGACGGCATTAAATCGCACACTCACAGCGCCAGCGCATCCAGTACGGATTTGGGTACGAAAACCACATCGTCGTTTGATTACGGCACTAAATCCACGAATAACACCGGGGCGCATACGCACAGTCTGAGCGGCTCTACAAGCTCGGCCGGAGCACACTCGCACGTTGATGGTCGCAGGTTTAATACAAGCACTTTTAAAGACACCTATCAGTATGGTTCTACAGCTGTCGGAAGTAACTCATACCAGGTACAAGGGGCGGTTGGTCTGGGCATTGGCACGATGGCGAATACGAACTCTGCTGGCGCGCATACCCACTCACTGTCCGGCACTGCTGCAAGCGCAGGTGCACACGCACATACTGTCGGTATTGGTGCTCATACGCACTCCGTTGCGATTGGCTCACATGGACACACCATCACCGTTAACGCTGCTGGTAACGCGGAAAACACCGTCAAAAACATCGCATTTAACTATATTGTGAGGCTTGCATAATGGCATTCAGAATGAGTGAACAAGCACGGACCATAAAAATTTATAATCTGCTGGCCGGAACTAATGAATTTATTGGTGAAGGTGATGCATATATTCCGCCTCATACAGGTCTGCCAGCAAACAGTACCGATATTGCACCACCAGATATTCCTGCTGGCTTTGTGGCTGTTTTCAACAGTGATGAGGCATCGTGGCATCTCGTTGAAGACCATCGGGGTAAAACGGTTTATGACGTAGCGTCAGGGGACGCGTTATTTATTTCTGAACTCGGTCCGTTACCGGAAAATGTTACCTGGTTATCGCCGGAAGGGGAGTTTCAGAAGTGGAACGGCACAGCCTGGGTGAAAGATGCAGAAGCAGAAAAACTGTTCCGGATCCGGGAGGCGGAAGAAACAAAAAACAGCCTGATGCAGGTAGCCAGTGAGCATATTGCGCCACTTCAGGATGCTGTAGATCTGGAAATCGCAACGGAGGAAGAAACCTCATTGCTGGAAGCCTGGAAAAAGTATCGGGTGTTGCTGAACCGTGTTGATACATCAACTGCACCTGATATTGAGTGGCCTACGAACCCTGTCAGGGAGTAA